CTTTGTTAATTGAGCAGAGGTTGCAAACTTGTTTGTTGTGCTTGTGTCATCAATATCATCAGCATCTAAAACCACTACTCCTGTCGCTCCATTAACAGAGGCAACATCACCACTAGCTGATATAGTAACACTATCTGATGCAGGTGTTGTTGTAATAGTAACATTACTACCTGCTACAAAAGTTAAAGTATCTGTCTTTTGATCTGCTACAACATCAGACGATCCATCAACAGAAATAGTAGAGAATGCGTTTTGGTTTGTTTCCCCACCACTACCTGCTGCTAAATCTTCCCAAGTTGTACCATCATAATATCTAAGAACATTTGAACTTGAGTTATAATAAATCTGTCCAGTGACAGGTGAACTTGGATTTGCTGATAAAACCTGAACAACTGCATTTTGCAGCTCGTTTTGGTTTAGGTCTAAATTTGCTAAAAACTTTGGCATAATTGATTAATTTAAATACGCTTTACCTGAAAAGGCTGCTGTAAATGTTATTGTTATTTGTGTTGTTGAATTGTATGTTACGTTTCCTATTACTATATCGTTTGCTGAATCAACTACCTCTACGGCAGGGAACTTATTTAGTGTATGATTGATAGTCCAAGTAGCAGATGCTGAAGACTGCGTAAAAACAAAGTTCTTGTCAACCCCAACTATCCCCCCTGTGATAATCACGTCAACACTAGGTTGTTCTGTTTTAGAGACAACATCAACGCTTATGCTATCACCAACGATAACATCTACGTTATTAGTGTTTATGCTTGATATTATATTTATTGTTTGCGCCATTAATCAGTCACATCCTCTGTTACACTAAAACCACCCCTCACATAGGTCTGAATATCAGTATCTGAGTATTTCACCTCAAGATCATAGACGTACTTACCACCGCCGAAATCTATTATAAACGGCGTAGTCCTTAGCTGACCATTTGCCTGATCAACCCACTCTAAGCCACTTCCGATAGATAACTGCTTCACAACCTTGCCCCTAGAATCATTCCTACGAATGTCCATCTTAACATGCACAACAGAAGACAGGTCTATCTCATTACCAGGGTCAGACGATGTGGTGTAAAAATTAAAGGTTACCTGCTCAAAGGTGTCCCCGTTATACTGGTTTGGTATGTTGTATATTCCCGCCATTCTTTTTCTTGTTTTCGCGCCTCAAAAAGGCGTTCAATTTCTTTATGTTTTCTTCCTTTGGTTTATAACGTCCCCTTCTCATCCTAAATATATTCCCCCAAAGTTTACATCCTTATCAGGGTGCATCTCCTCATTAGATGCCTGGTTGTATTCAGGATATTTTGAGCTATTAAAGTCCATGTAATCCATAAATCTTCTAGTATAAAACTCCGCGGTCTCTGTAGCCTTAGAGACAAGCATTCTCATCTCATCAGGGCTCACGGTTTCACTGTTCTCGCTCCTGTGCTTGTATACGCCACCATTACTTACTTGGTAGGCCGCGAACGGTATAAAATTAGCCTGGCTGAACCAAATTAGCATTGGCTTTATGTAATCATCCAACAATTTCTTGTAATCTGAGTTCGCCGCATCATTTATTGTGTCACCCGAGATAAGGTCCTGCATTTTGTTGTATAACTTACCGCCTAAGTAGTTTTGGATGTGGGTATCTTGCGCTACCTCTATGAATTGTACGATCTTCTCAGGGTCTACCGCCCCACCAATGATTGAGCGCTGTTTTAGGTCCTTCGTTGTTATAAATAATACTTTACTAGGCATATCTTACGTTTTAAACAGGGAATGCACCCTTATTTGGCATATCAACAGGCCTAATCGGCATCTCGCTTGGATTATTAGGCGCAACAAAGCCATCACTCATTGCCTCACCCTCTGATACACGTTGTTTCTTCTTGTATACTCGCTTCTCCCAGTAATGGTGGCAGTTCTTACCCCCTTTGTACTTTAATAAGCTGTACGGGCGTCCCTTGTGGCCTAATTCCTTGTTTAGACCCCTAAAAGACATCTGATTTATGTCCTCCTTACGGAAAACAATGTCCCTACCAGTTAAGGACTCCATACTCTTGCAGAAAACACGGCTTGCGGCCGAATTCCTTACTGGCATGTATGCGTACCTTACCTTGTAGCCCGCATTATCCTGTACGCTACCCTTATTAGGGTTCGCATCACTGTCTTTAGCGACAGCCAAATCGACTCGTTCTCTTTTGACGATCTCCCATTCGTTTTCATCTACTTTTTCTCCTAACTCCTCTAACTGAGAGAACAGGTCATCGAATTCTTCGTCGCTGAGGTCTGTTTGGACCTCTTTTGAGAGCTTTTCACCCGTTTCTTCCTCCCTTTTTACCTTTGTTGAAATATTATCAAGCTCCGTGAACTCGATAGGCTGTAGGGTAACGAAGTATAGGTTTAAGTATATGTTGTTGAACGACAAAATCTCATTTAAGCACTCAATAATCTGCTCCTGGAAGGGCCTGATAATGATATTATCCATAAGCACACTCGCCGTGCGTAATTCTTCCGCATTATTACCGAATCCTGTATTGTCCTTGATACCTAAAAGTATTGGAGAGACGATACCGTGCCCTAGCATTATCTTTTCTCGTGCCTCATCGGCTAAGAACTGATACTGCGCGTGCGCATCGTGTAAATGTATTGGCTCTATAGTCGCCTGGTCCTCCGCGGACTCGTTAAATGAGAGCACAAACTTACCAGCATTAGAGCTCCCACTGAATTTCTCGTAAAAGCGTCTTTCTATTAACTCCTGGGTCTCCTCGTTTGGTATCCCGGCGTTTAGATTAACAAGCAGTGATGGCTGTAGGCCATTTTGTACGTTGTTTATATGATAATTAGATAATTCCTCCTCTAGCTCACAATATTGCAAGCACCCATTGTAGTCCACGGGTGGGCTATAATAAAATCCGCTCCTATAAGGCTTAAAAATATAAAGCTCTATCTTCTCAGACTTGTTACCGTTCCCGTAGGTTGGTATTTTTCTTGGCCTGTCCGATGATTTGTATTCGTCCCAGTTAGGGTGATAGTAGTAGGCCTTAATTTTACCCTGCTTTGCGATCTGAGGCTGTAACGTCTCCATCGGAAAATGCAACACCCGTACTATCTTTGTTTTGTTTTGGTTATATACTAATTGTACAGCCCCTTGGCCCAGTAGCTTGTAGTCCTTGATTAGTTTTCGCATACAGCTAGGCGTTAATAAACGCTTCATCTCCGCATACATTTGAGGCTTTTCCCTGCTATCAGTCGCCTCTAGGCCTCGCCCATAAATCATGTCAGAAATACCATTGATACACCTAGCATTAGTAGGGCTGCCTAAGTACTTATCTATTAAACTTGAGAAGTAACTCTCGTCACCATCGCCCGTGTATGACCTTACCCAGTCCTTCTTATGCTCCTCCACAACCTGTGGTGCCTGGTAGCCGCCTAGGCTTATAAACTTTAAATTTCCCATTATAATACTATGTATTCATCATTCCCGTCGTTACGCTCATTATATATCGATGGGTACTTGAATGATTTCTTCTTCTCTGTCTCTGATGTGATGTAGATTAGGTCCCTATAATAAACCTCAGTGCTTGACTTAAACTCAAACCGATAAATTTGGTCCTCCTTAAATGTAACCGAGGGGGTTATGCTTATCTCAATAAAATTATTGTTGTAACTGTTATCCCACGTAAAACTTAAGGAATCATCAGAGACGTTTGTCTCCTTGTTCACCAAAGATACGGACATTTCATCAAGCTCATCACCCACGAAAGATGCGGGTATAATGCTAAATTTTTGTTCCGTTTGTACTGGCCTTAATCGTATCACAATAGGATAACTAAAGAACCTAAATTTGTTCCAAAAAAAAGAGGCCCGAAGGCCTCTAATCTTGTGTTTAAGGAGGTATTAAGACCCCTCAACGATTGGTGTCGCGTTACTGGTTGTAGCCTCAATCGCTGCCTTAGCAGTCGCTGGGGTTTTATCCGTAGCCGCGTGTAAGATAAAGTTAGCTGGCACTCTCTCCATCCCTGTTAGTGTTAATGTATAACCCGATAGGTCACCCATTGCACCACCAGTAACGATGGTACCACCTGATACATCCATACCATTCTCTAGTCCAGCGGTAAACACGTTACCATTGTAATCCTCAATCAACATGTGAGGCCTTCCGAAGACCAATAACTTTAACTCGTCGTGGTCCTCCTTTGTTAGTTTATGTAGCGTAAGCTCTACTACTTGCTCGAATGCTGTGGTTCCGTTCTCTCTGTTTGCCTGAATATTCTGCGTAAAGGTAGAATTACCCTTAACCTCGTACTCAAAGAACTGAGGGTCTCCACTGAAGGTAGTAATCTCATCAGAACTTGCGGTCTTAACAATAGCACCTAGATCGCCAAAATTAGCGAAATAAACCGCGCGTATACCACCGACAACGTCCTTACAAGGTTCTAACCTACCTAATGTTAATGTACATGCCATATTTTGTTATTTTAAAAAAGGGGAGGTTGCCCTCCCCGTTGTTATTTATTTAATTAGGGTGCTGTGTAGTAAGCAATCTCTGAACCGATACCGTACTGAACGCCGCTTGTAAAGCGCATTACCATTCTTACGTTTTGTGATCCGTCGATGTCCTCCATATCAATAACCTTAACCTCATTGTGGTCAGATAATAATCCTGTACCGAAGAAAAGGTTTGACCTTTGTGCAGCAACCATATCAGAGTCCTTAAGACCGTTTACACGAACAACCTTTACGCCGTCGAATAAAAGACCCGTATTAGATAATGACTGGTTGTGTCCTTGGTTGTTGTAACCGGCGGCACCTTGTCCACCTGACTGGTATCCAGCTAAGTGTCTTAAGTACGCAGTATACACAGAGTTAGAAACGTAGATATACGTATCATCCTCGTATCTGATTGTATCAGGTAATGAATCAACCATTGCGCCTAACATTGTATCAACATTAGCTGATGTAATAGCCGCCTGAGTAATACCTAGCTCAGAGTCACCCTTGATAATATCAGCATCAGAACCGAATAACGTAGTGAAACCATCGAACTCACCTACGGTAGCGTTAGTACCACCCCAAATAGTGTTCTCTGTTTTTTGTGCGATCTTAGACGCAACGTGTGCGATTAAGTAATCAGCGAAAGACTTAGGTAACTCATCAAATACTGAGAACCCCATCTCTACAGATTGCCAAGTACTTCTAAAGTCCTTCTTACAAAGCTGTAGGTTAACCTGGAACTCCTCAGGCTGAAGAATTCTTTCCGTCAAGGTTACTGTAGATGTTGGGTCAAAATCACAGTTTGCGTTAGCGATTAATGATCCAGTGTCTAGTTTCTGAATAACCTCTTTAAACTTTACATTAGGTCGAATCTCTATGAGGTTTCTGTTTAATGTATCCCCTGATAATAACGCCGCTGAAATATACTTCCCAGCAAATTCGCCAGCGTATGTAGTAGTAATACTAGTTGTTGTTGCCATTTTTTATTTATTAATTCTTGATAATACTGTGTCCATTACGGTGTGAGCTCGTTGCTTACCAAACCTGATTTGCTCGCGCTCTACCACCTCTTCAGGCGAGTGTTGCATTGGCTCAACCGCTGGCTCTTGCGCCGACAGCTCAACCTCTTCAACCGCCTCTTGTTTAGATAGTTCCTCAGGAACATCCTTCTCTTCCTCAGAGCCCATCTTTTCCATAAGCTCGTTGTACATAGCCTTCACCTCAGCGATGGCCATTTCTACTTCTTCCTTGGTAGCATATTTTATCTCCTCTTTTTCTTCCTCAGGAGCAGCCTCTACCTCTTCCTCCTCGTTTAATTCAACGGGATCGTTCACCTCAACCTCCTCTGCATCAGAGGTAAGCAAGATGTTCTTTAGTTTTTCTACTATTTCTGTAGCTTTCATAAGAATATTTATATTGATTAACTGTTAAACTTTTTTGCGTTGTATTTTAGGCCTTCTTCTGAATAATAAACCACTCACTCCCATCTGACCAAACCGCAATACCTTCGTATGCCTTGTTTATTTGATAAGATGAGGCGGAGCCGTCTAAGGTTTCTCCACTTGCCGGTGTAAGGTCTACGCGAGTATTAGTATTAAACGTACTGTCGGATATAAAACGAATAATCCTGTTTGTACTAGATGATGCCGTAGGTAACGTGTACGTAGCCGTGCCATTAGCACCACTCCAGCTTAGGTGTATAATGTAGGCGTCGCTGTAGTCAGCGATGTCCAAATCAACACTAGCTTGCGCCGTAATCTCTGTAGCGATTAGGTAATTCTTTATATCATTAATTGAAGCCTTCTTTGTAGCGCTACTTTGTACTAACGCTAATTCCTCTGAGCCAGTTAGGCTAGAGGCTGAATCTAATTGACTTATTTTTTTATCTGCCATTATACTAATATTTTAATATCTTGTTCTCCGCAAATTCGTTCACCATCCTCGGTTAACAAAAAATCACCGCTCTTATATACACTACCTATTCCCTGATTAATTAAGTTGCCCTTACAGCACTTCCTACTGTAGCCGCCATCCTTACAGAGGCAGGCGCGTCTATTCTCGCGAGGGCTAGTTCTACTTGGTGTTTGTCTTTTTGACACAGTTTGGTACTTTTTTACCGTTCTTTGTTTTGAATCCTTTTTGCTCGTAACCGTCCCAACAAGTTCCTTGGTCTAGTTCTAGTTCGTCTAACCCCCTTAGCTTAGACTCTACCCAGTTCTTCATACTCTTACCGCCCCAAAGTAGGTAACTGATGGTTCCACAGGCGTCAGGCTTACTAGGGTCATAATACTCCTCTGCCCGACTTAGGTAAGAATAGATGCGCTTTAATGTCGACTTTGTAAACTTAGAGTTTCGACTGATTTGCTGGCCACGAACCTTACCTACCTGGGTGGCGCACTTATTGTTGATCTCCTTGTTTCTCTTTATTCCTAGCTTAGCATTATTACGCGCGCTCTCAGGGTATCCGCCGTAAGACTCTAGCTCTACGTCCTCTAACGCGGCTAACATCTCCCACAGCTCTGTCTCCGCCTGTAGCTCCTCAAAACAATCTAAACAAAGGTCCTCCTCTATCTGTTCCTCAGGCCTTTCATCTCCCTTATCACTGAAGTATCCCTCAATAGAAAAACCCTTAACCTTTCCTGTCTCAACGTACTCATCCCAAACCTCATCATTATTAACCTTCACACTCACCATCCAGGTCCCTTTCGGTACGTTTAGGTTGTATAATTTTGTCTTGTCCTTTTCTGTATCTTCTACGATCCAGGACTCTACAACAGACATCCCTTTGATGTCGTACTCGTGCTCTAATGTTGAGTTGTTTTGCTTTCCCCTTGCTAGAAATAGTTGTGATGCTTTTCGGACCGTGTCCTCACTAAAGTAAATATAGTAGTCCTCATCCTTTGAGGCCCGCAGTATTTTCTTGTTAGGAATAAGGGCTGGCCCCATTAGTATTTTTTTCTTTTCGTCAACCTTGGCAAGGTGTATTTTATCCGCGCTTAGCGCTATAAAGTCCTCCTCGATGGCTGGCTCCTCGACGATAGATATTGCCTGTATACCACTAAGCTCACTATCCTCCTCTATGAATAATTCATAAACGTTCATACCTGTATAACCTTTGTTTGTTTTTATGTTCTAAATAGAGGCACCCTCTAGTATGTTTCTCTCTAAGCCCTGTGCGGTAGTTACCTCATTAGATACCACGTATGCCCTTACTGGCTTAGACTGCGCCTCTGATATTGTTTCTGCTAATTGGTTCTGACTTGTAGCCCCTACAACATTAAATATTGGTGAACTAGCCCCACCACTACTACGACCTATTTTTACTGGGGCATTAGATAAGCCAGCGATTTCTGCCTGGGCCTTCTTACGCGCTGATATAATTGACGCAATAACACCACCAATACTTAGCGCAAACGCTGCAATACCAAATGGGCCTAACTGTTTCATAAACTCACCAATAGACATACCAGCCTTACCAATCTGCTCGGCACCAGTCATTGTGACATCGTTCATCGTTTGTTGAGCATTCATCTTGGTAATAAGGGCGCTCTGTTTTGTTAACATAATTTGCTCCTGTACCATCATGCGTTGCTTAAGTATCATCTCGGACAACATTATTGTCTGCTTGATGGTGAACATATCTCGCTCAGCCTTTATTCTTTTCTTTTGTATCTCATTCTCGCGCTGCTGTAGGTACGTAAGGGCGGACTCTTTCTCTTGTACCGATAGGTTCTCGTTCTGCTTCACAAGCTCCTTCTCGCTTTTGATGTTGTTGATTTGTCGCTCATACCTGTGTTGGGACATTTCGCCCAGCTCACTTAATATGTTGCTAAAGTTTGAGAACACATCAGTCAATTGTTGCACCGCCTCCTTCATAGCATCAACCTCGAGCTTGTATCTCTCTTTTATGCTTGTTTCTGCCGCCTTTTTAGCATCCTTTAACTTCTTATCCTCCTCCTTCTGATACTTATCTACAATCTTGCCTCGGCGTATTTGGTACGCCTCCTCTATTAATAATAGATCATCCTTTGTAGCGCCCAAGGCTAATGCCTCCTGCTTAGCGGCCTCCTCTTGGATAAATAGTTTTTGCAGCTCATCCTTTTGAGTCTCTTCAAGTATTTCCTGACTGTAGTCTAATTTTAATTCCTTAAGTTCTTGCTGCCTTTCTTTTTCTTTTTCCCGAGTAATATTTTCTATTTGGTCCTCGTATACCGCTATTTTTTTAGCTATTTCGTCATAAGCTTCTGATGTGGTAATTACCTCAGACTGCTGCTCCTGTAGCTTAGATATTAACTCCTCGAAGTAAGCAATAGTGCCGGGCTTTTTTGGGTCTTCCTGATCACCATCTTTGCCAAGACCATCAAATATCTTAGCGTTTAACTTTGCTAATTCTTCTAAATAACCCTTAACCTTCTCTACGCTCTCCTCTAATAATTCTTCCTCATTTTTTGCGGCCTGTTTACCGCCGGCAATAGCGGCACCAGCAACACCACCAAAACTACCTATAAGCGACTTCATGTAAAACAAAAAACCACCCCTAGCCTCTTTCCCAAAACCAATAGCTTGTTTCTTGTATTCTTCCTCTATTAGCGACTGAAAAGCCCTAGCCTTTGCGGCATCCTCCATGGCCTCTATTTGTTTCCTGATAGCCAAGGTTGATACATCTGTTAATCTTGCGTTGGCATCTATTTGGAAGTTGAGGTCCTCAAACTCTTCGCTAGCCTCTTTTGTTAAATCTATACGCTGTTGTTCAGTTAATAGATTGCTTTCCATTAAAGACAAATAAGTCTTAAGCGTAGCGCCTGCCTCGCCACTTGCTTCATTAACAGAATCAGTCGCCTTTGCTACCTCTTGTTGTCTCCTCTGATAAAACTGCAATGCCGCAGATATGACCTGAACACCAACAACAAAACCAGCAGGACCTATAAGGGTGTTAAGTAAACTCTTAAAAGCCTGACCCGTACCACCAGCCTTATTCCTAAGGTCTACAAACTGTTGAGACAGCTGCTCGATGTTATTCGCCATACCCTGTAACCCATAGGGTGAGTCAGCAATAACACGTCCAAATTCTGTTGCCGTAGAACCAGCAATACCAGCCGAGGAAGAGAAACTCTCATTAGCCTTACCTAGCTTTCCTGTCGTACCAGTAAGCTGAGCCTTCTTACGCTCGAGGTCCTCTATTGCTGCCTGATACTTTTCTACCTCCTCTGTAGAGGTCGCTACATTTAATTGATATTCTTTCTGTTTCTGTATCTCCCTCTCGATAGACGCGATAGAACCCTCGTGAACCATTTCATGCTCCTCCCGTGTATCGGTTAGGGCCTCTATTCTTTTCTGTACCTTATCTATCTCGACCTGAAACTGTCTGTACTTTTTATTGTTGTCAGTAACAGTGGCCTGTAGTGCCTCTAATGTTTGTTTATGATCCCGTAATCTCCTTAAGGATCCGGTTAATGTTCTATTAGCCCGACCAAATGCCTGACCGATAAGGACAGACGCCTTTTGTGCCTTATTGCCAATCTCATCAAAACCTATCTTTATGTTACCTATAGAGACCTGGGCCTGTTTTATGTCTACGGTTAGTTTTATGCCTCTCATAAGTGTCTTCTTTTTATTATGTTATAAGCATCCTTTAATGTGCGAGGCAGTTTTTGTGCGCCCTTTGCGAAGTCTATGTCAGGGTCCTTTACGTAAAAGTCATCCTGCTGTAGCAAGCCTATTATTGTCTTAATCATTTAATAATTCTATTTTCGACTTACCAGTCATTAGGTCCGTCGTTATACTGTTTATTCGGTACTTCCTATCCTGTATAACTAATATATCAGCGAGCGTTAGTGATCTAACTATTCTTAATGGCAAATAGGCCGTAACAGCCGTTAACCTGTTGTTCGCATCGAAAACATCAGTAATATAATTGGAGTAATAGTTTTCGAATAATGTACCAGTAAAAGCTGAGGTTTGTGAGTCGGGGTCAAAGTTGTACTCCGCAAACTCATTAAACTCAGGATTAAAGTGTATATTCTCTGTGCTCGTTGAGGAGCTGAATGATTTAGAGTTAGACGGCATGTTTATACTTGCCGTTGCGCTAATATTAGAAGTGCCATTCCTGTCTCTAAAGTTTATGGATACACCTGGCTGTTGAGGTACTGCGTAAAATATTAGAGGCTTACCTAGGTATGGGTTTTGACTGTCATCAACAAAATATCCCCAGGTCACATCTATAACATTATCAGAGTTAGCCCTGTCTATTAGTCTTTCGTATTTTAGGTGATGGAAAGGTATTTCTACCTTATAAGTCTCACCACTTAATCCTGAGACAGAGGTGTACTCAACACCTCCCCACTCAACATCTGATAATTCCTGTAAGTGCTGGTTAGCTAGTATTGTTTTTGTGTCCTTGTATTTAAAGAATATTTCTTTGTATGGTAGCGCAACATTTATTTCCCCCTCGGTAACATCTACGTACTCCGTAATATCGTGTTCGACCCCTGTGCTGTAAAAGTCATCTAAGGACTCGGTCACGATCTCGTTGTCGTCATTCACATAGGCCACCAAATTAAACATCTTAAATATTCCCGACAAGAAGTCTATTATCTTCATATCAGGGATGTTTGCCTTCGCATTAAACTTAGAAAACGCGCTGGCTGTTTGTCCCCCTGAACCAGTAGCTGTGTTTCCTGTTATGGAGCCCTCTAAGGATAGCCCGTTGGTTGCTATTGTAATGTCACGCTCGTAGGCCTCTATTCGGATACTCATTTTATCATTGTTGTCAAATCCAGCCCTTAAGCCTTGTTCTGTAAGCTCGTCAACATAACCCTCGTTAATACTAACGCCAGTACTATTAAACACACCCTGTAGTCCAACCTGTCTTGCGTAGAACGCATCATTCTTATAAACAACAAGGTCGTACTTAAATGATAGGTTTGTAGGGGTTACTATTAGGTATAATCTATCCGTAGGGTCGGAGGTGAAGGTTAAGTCACCATTACCATCTATTGTTCCAAAACCACTCTGACTTGTAAAAGGCACCCTTGTTTGGTTCCCTGGCTGAGGCTCTACAACGTCCTTCTTTCTGTGTAGCCACATGTAAAGGTCGCTAAGCACATTAGCGCTGGATGGTTTAAAGAATGTATTAGACGCAAATGTTATTGCGCTAAATTGGTTCTCTATTGCGTCAATTATTTTCTTTAGCCTTACGCCGTACTTTAGTTGCAAGAAGTCTATACCTGAAATAACACCACTGTCGTATAGGTTACCCGAAAACTTCGAGGGATTACCTGAGTCATAATATAATAACTGGCTGTGCGTAATAAGTGGTACACAGTAGTCCCCAGGGGTACTGGTTAGCTGGGTCTTCATTGTGGCCCCGTCATAAGACAATTCAGCATCTAGGTCATCTAGAATAAACAACTTATCCTCACCTAGAACATCCTTTAGCTCTACCGTAGATCCATAGAAGGTTAGTTTATAAGTATGAGCCTTGTTGTCCTTCATCTTGACCCCGTCTAGCTTTATTTTACCCTTCTTGTAGGGGATGCTGTTTATTAGTATCTCTGCGTCTACCTTAAAGCGAGCATCAAAGCCATTAGTAATATCGTAGTTATAATAATGACTAAATATTTTGTTGTTCTCCTTAGAGGCTGGCACGGAGAACTGCTTACTAAATGTCGTAAAGACCTTAGAGATGTCCTTGATATTCTTGATGCTATCCGTGATACTAATACTCTCATCATCAAATAGGTCAACCCGATCACCGGAAAT